ACTCTTAAAAAATTATTAGCATTAAAGATTCGTTGGGTTGAAGCGGATGGTGATGTAATTTCAATAGGATTTTAATATGATAAAGTTAAAAGATATACTAAAAGAAACAGCTAGTAAAGAAGCAATGGGAATTGCTGGATTTACTGGTACTCGTGGAATTGCAGTACAAAAATTTATAGATGATTTCAATTTGAATGCTAAAAAACTTTTTAACTTTATATCTAAAGGAAAGTTAAAAGATAGAATGGATTTCACAACAGCAATAAGTGGAAAACCTGGTAACAAATATCAAGGTAACTTTGTAGGGATGTTTGGAGAAAGTACAGTAACCGAAGTAACATTACAAAAAGGTAAAACTTATGGTGGTACTAAATGCGAAGGTGGTTGTTTTATGGGTAAGGAAGGGTTGAAGAAGATAATTAAAATATCCAAAGAATTACCTAATAATGTTTTCATGTTTAGAGATGATAACTACTCTGGATTACAACCACACTTTATTAAAAATGGTATAGTTGCTAAAGCAAATACAATTGGTAACCCATCTTATGATTTGGAAAGACATAAAGTAAGAAATTTAAATATAGGTAAAGATGTAATTCTTTCTGTTAGATTATTTGAATCAACAAACGAATAGTAAAATGAAACTTTCAGAGTGTATTATTGTATCTAAAGAAATTAAAGATAAGTTTATCCTAGCTAAAAATAGAGATAGAGCGTATAATCCATCTTTAGAAATCGTACATACTATCATTGATGGTGTGGAAGTTGCATATCTACATGATTTAATAACGGATTGGAGTGAGGGTTTAAACGAAAACGGAATTGGTGTTGTAAACTCAGCACTATTAGTTGGACACGATGAAGCCGAACATAAGATTGTAAAGAAAGGTGGAAAGCCAGGTCCTGATGGTGATAAGATGAGAAATATCATTAAGCAACCTACTCTAATGGCCGCAGTAAGAGCTACACTATCATATAAGGGCAAGAGTGGGATGTCTTTAAAAGGTCATACATTTGTATCATCTCCAAAACATATGGTTAGTATTGAAACTACATCAAAGCATAAGCCTGATGTTAAACTTCAAAATACCGAATCACCTGTTGTTCGTACAAATCACGGACATATGTTCACTGATGCTGGATACACAAGCGGTGAGAAATATCTAAGTTCACAATTGAGAAAAATATCAGCAGAGAAATCAGTTGATAAAATAGAAGATTGGAAAGAAATAGCACACGCTATGAGAAAGGAATACTTTCCAAAGAAACCAGCTCTTAATATGAAAAGAGATACGGAAGAAATGTCTACATCATCTCAAACTGTAATGAACCTGACCGATAAGGTATTGCAAATAACTTACTTTAAGGGTAAAGTAAATGAATTCAAAGGTATTAATAGACAACTGCCTGAAGGATATCAACCTAAGATTACAATCGAAGTAATCTCAATTTAATTTCAACATTTTTATAGAACCATATTTATATACATACAAAATGTAAATATATTAATATGTCAACAGAATTCGAATTATTCAAAGGTAAATCATTAGGTGGTCTTTTTGAAGATATCTATAACAACCAAGTTTCTAAAAAAACAAAGATTAGTGCTCTAATTGAGGAATTAAAGAAAATGGTTAGACACGCAGGTGATATGGGAACTTTAGGTCCTGTAATTGGTGGTTTAATTGATAGTTCAGTTAGGAACGATGACCAATTGGTTAAGTTAGCAACAATCGCAACTAAGATTATGGCATCAGAAAAGAAAACCGAAGGACAAGAAGGATTTCTATCAGCATTTGAGAAAGAACAATTGCTTAAAGATTTGGAAGAAACTAAAGAACAAGTAGAAAGAGTTGATGATTTGGAATTTGAGTTAGATGAGTTAAAACAAAAAATAAAATAGCATGTCAGGATTGCAAAATGCTAGTGTATCGGCTGTACAATCCAGTCAAGCAACGGCAACTAATAGTGAAAAACGCCAGGGTATAGTTTATAGTATAATATTAGATGAAACTCACCCATATTTAAAAAATAGAGAAGATTCTAAAAACAAAGAATCAATTTTTATTGGAGCAATTGAATACAAATTAACAGGACAATTAGCAACTGATGAGGCCAGTTTACCTATTGCATATCCATTAGATAAAAACTTTAAAACACTTCCAGTAAAAAATGAAGCTGTTGAAATTATAAACGGAGCAGGTGGTACTACCTATTACAAACGAATTGGTCCTGAACTAACACCATTTGTAAATGCGGATATGAATGCAATATCCAAATTATTTAATCCGGTAAAAGCAGATACAAATACATCAAAAGATTACTCAAAAGTACAATCGACCGGAATAACCAGAAGTAATACAAATGAATCCGCAAAGTATGATAATTATGGTGATTATTTTAAATATGAAAAAGGTATTCACAAATTAAAATTATGGGAAGGTGATACTTTATTTGAAAGTAGATTTGGACAATCAATTAGATTTTCTGGATATAATAACGATGAAAAGAAATATTCACCTGTAATTATAATAAGAAATGGGGAAAACGCAGATTCTAAAAAATTATTAGATAATGAGGTAACCAAAGAAGATATAAATCGAGATGGGAGTATAATAGCTATCACATCAGATAAGTTTCAATTGGGATTTGTTCCAGGTAAATTAGATGATAAGGGTAAAGGTAATTTTGAAACAAAGCCAGAATCGTTTGAAAACTATCCAGATAAATTAATAGGTGACCAAATACTTTTAAATTCGGATAGAATAATTTTATCTGCAAAAAGTGGAGAAATGTTATTCTATTCAAAAAAGAATTATGGATTTATTTCAGATGGTGGACTCTCAATAGATAATAAGGGTGGTATTGATGTTAGTACAAAAGATAATGTTAATTTTATAACAAACGATAGAGATTTCGCCATTCATAGTGGTAAGGGTTCTATATTTTTAGGAGATACTGAATTAGAACCATTGGTTAAAGGAACAAAATTAGTTGAATTATTAGCAGAACTTATAGATGCAATAGTTGCACAAAATTATTTAACACCGTCTGGACCATCTAAAGTAGGACCTGAAAACCTACCTACATTTAATAAAATAAAATCAAAGCTAAATAATATCTTAAGTAAATTAAATCAAACATCTTAATATGGAAAATTTAACTGGACAAGCTACTGATTTAAAAAACCAAGCACAATCAACTGCAACAGCGGCGGTTGGTAATGCCCAAGCAACTGCAACAGCGGCGGTTGGCAATGCTCAAGCCGCAGCATCAAATGCGGTTGGCGCAGCTACATCTGCGGTGAGTGATTTGCAATCAAAAATTCCACAACTTCCAAAGATACCAAATATACCTAAACTACCTGGTGTTCCTGAATTCAAAACAAAAAAACTACCAGTTCCTAAAAAATTTAAAAATAGTAAATTCAAAGATAAATTGGCAAACGCATCGGCCAAAGCAAAACAATTGGCTGCAAAAGGACAGGCATTGGCTGCAAAAGGGCAAGCGGCTGTAGCTGGAGCACAGGCAAAAGTTCAATCAACAATTGCTTCCGCTCAAGAGAAAGCACAAAAAATAGTATCAGATGCACAAGATAAAGTAAATAAAGGAATCGCGAGTGTAGAAGAAAAAGCAACCGCAATGGCAGAAAAAGCTAAACAAAGTGTGCAAAATGAAATAAAAAATATTCAAGAAGGAAATATAAGTAAACCATTAAGTGGAGTAGAAAAAGATAAATTAATAATTAATAAAACAACTGAATTGGCGGTCACTGATGCAAAAGCTACTCAAGACGCAGCCAAAGCAGCATTGGCGAAATCAAACGAAACAATAGGAAAACCTGATTTATCAACACCTATGAAATTTATCAAATCATATGATACTCCTAAAAATGGAAATAGATTTTATTTTTATCAACAAAGAGATAGTGTTGGGGTTTATTATACATCTGTACATGATAAAAAAGACCCATTTTCATATAAAATTCAGAATTTTGCAAAGAAAACTGCAGAAAGTGGAATAGACGTGGCTACTAGATATTGTAATGAAGTAGAAGATGATGCTTAATAAACAAAATAGTTAATTATGTCTTGGCAAACATTTAAAAATAATATATTAAATCTTTCTAATAGTCCCGAAAGTATTGCAGATATTGATACGGTTGCAAAAACATATGCAACTGAATATGATGCTGCTATTAAACGAGGAAAGGATTCACTTCATCAAATATCTTTACAAAAGGGAAACGTAGATGCAATGCAACAATTATTTAAAGCTGCTTTGCAAAAAGGCCAAACATCAACTGCCCCATATGATTTGGTTGGTGAAATGGGTAAGGGTGTAATTGCGTATTGGTCTGGTGCAACTATGAATAACTTTCCAACACCGGTAATTCCCGCTCCTGGTGCGGTATCAAATGTTTCGGTTGTATCTAATATGGTAGTAAATCCTGGGCAATGGACACCTCCAACACCAGCTGCAGCCGCGGCAATATCCAACGATGATGTACAATCTCCATATGATAAATTAGATTGGAACGAAATACCATTGGATAAAAATGATCCAGATGTTCAAGAAATAATAAATCCAGATCCAGAAAAAATAAACGAAGAAATTATACAATCGGATTTAGTAATAGCAGGTGATGATGAAAGTGCTTCTATAATAACTGAAATGGATAATACTAAAGCAGAAATAATTGATAAAGCGTTATATGACCAAAAGGTATTATCCGAAGAAAAATTACCACCTGCAAAAAAATTAGAAAATGACACCGCTTTAAAAAGTGGATATAAAAACTTAGATGAATTATTAAAAAAAGCCGGAGCGTGGGGCCCCAAATTGGGCAAAAATCCAAGAATTAGTTATGAAAATTTAAGAATAGGATTCAACTCGGATATACATGGACTTTGTCCACAGGGAACTCAAGCAGTAGTTGTGGCATTAACCGGTGTTAAAGGATTAGGAACTCTTAGTGGAAACGCAGATTGGTTCTCATTTAAGAATCCATCAACTGGTGGAGGGCGTTCATCGTTTGCTACTAACATCGGTGGTAAATCTTATTATAATGATAAAGTTAATGTTGGCGATGAATATACATTAGATTCTACAAAATGGCAAGTTGGTGATATTATAGTAATGGGGTATAATGATAAAAAGTATGGCCACATACAAGTTTGGACAGGTTGGAAATGGGTTAGTGATTTTACTCAAAATAAAATACAAGCAAATTGGGTAGATAAATCATCTATTGCATTGTGGAGATTAAATGAAAACGGTAAAAGCGTAGTAACATCAGAAAAAAATAAAACGGCTTAAAAATGTCAGTAATACCTCCAACAAAAAATTCGGCAATTATAGTAGATGATTTTATATCATATGCAACATTGCATTTATCTACTGTGAGTGGTATTATAAATACCGTATCACTATATCCGCCACTTGGAACTCCTGGTCCTGGTGTTATAATGTGGTCCTCATACATGGTAACTCCATCTAGACCTGGGGGAGCTGCATCAACTGCATCGGAAACACCTGAAGAAATAGCCGATGTTGCGGAAGTAGATACAACTGAAATAGAAATGACGGATGCTCAATTAGTGGCATCAGAAGAAGCATCTTTAGAAGGTTCAGATATAAACGAAGCATCCGCTGAAGCATATTCACTTCCAGAAGATGCACCAATACCAAGTGAGGAGGAACAGACTAGTGTTGAGGAACGAATTACAGCGGATGCTGAAAAGGAACCTGACCCTCCATTGGCAGAAGAGGAAAAGCCTAAAGATAACATTCCTCCAGTTCCAAATTACAAAACAAAGATAAAAGTACCAAGTGAATTAGTAGCGGCTATGAGAAAATATGGTTTAGCAAAAACACCATTAGAAAGAGCTCATTTTTTGGCACAAACTAACCATGAATCTGGTAATTTCGTATATAAAGAAGAAATTGCATCTGGAACTGCATATGAAGGTAGGAAGGATTTGGGTAATACGCAACCTGGTGATGGTAAACGATATAAAGGTAGAGGGTATATACAATTAACCGGAAGAGCTAATTATAAAAAATTCGGACCAATCGCTGGGGATGATTTTGAAGGTAATCCAACATTAGTAGGTTCTAAGTATTATGCGGATACTGCGTGCTTATTTTGGAAAGCAAATAAATTGGGAGAAAAATGTAAAGATTCAACCACAGTTACTATAAAAGTTATAACAAAACGAATTAATGGCGGTTACAATGGATTAGATGACAGAATTAAAAAATTTACGATGTATTGGACAGAATTACAAAAAGACCCAACTCTTTGGGCCTAATTCTCAAAAATACTTAATTTAAATATTTATAAACATAACAAACAAAGAATAGAATATTATGGACATGGATAAACTATTAGAAGCCATTCAAATTCTGATTAAAGAGGAGCTCAAAGAGCAATTACCTGCTTTAATTAAGGAAGGTGTGAAGGCTGAAATGAAAAAAATGCTATCTGAAACAAAGGTAGCACCAAAACCAGTATCAAAGAGTATCTCAATGGCTAAGGCTGTATTGGGAGATGATACTATTACAGAATCGGTAGTTCAAAAGGAAATACCAACAAAGCAATACAGCAAAAACCCAATGATTAACCAAATTCTTAATGAAACAAGAGGAGGTATCCCACAGGGTGATGGTGGATTTAGAACAATGAATTTTGGACAAGCAGATATGGGTTCACTTGTAGGTGGAACTGCATTAGCTGAAAAAATGGGTTATGGTGAAATGGCTAAAGGACCTTCTCCAACAGGATTGGGAGTAAACACTGGAGTAGCTGAAATAGATAAAGCATTGAATAGAGATTATTCAGAACTTGTAAAAAGATTTAAGAAGAAGTAATGGCAATTGTATTAGGACAAAAATTAGTACAAGATACTAAAAAGTATGAAGATTATGCGATAGGTATATCATTACCAATCCAAATCGGTAATACTGCGTTCAATCAAACCTTTACAACAAATGAGCAAATTAAATCAAATGTAAAAAATCTATTATTAACTAAAAAAGGAGAAAGAGTAATGCAGCCTGAATTTGGTAGTGGGTTGCAGGAATTACTTTTTGATTTTAATGATGATACATTATCTGGTAAAATTGAAGATGCGATAACAGCAGCTTTAGAGCAATGGTTACCATATGTTACAGTAGAACAAATAGATGTAGAAAGTACAAGCAACAATAGAGATAATAATTTAGTAAATGTTTCCGTAACATTCGGATTGTTAAATCAAGTTGATTTAAACACGGTATCTTTTACAATAGCCGCTTAATAAAATAAAAATGGGAATAACTGTAACAAATAAGAATTTTAAAAATAAAGGAAAAGAAGTAAAATATCTTGATAAGGATTTTATTGGATTTAGAAGTAATTTAGTAGAATTTGCAAAAAACTATTTTCCTAAAACATATTCTGATTTCAATGAATCATCTCCGGGTATGATGTTTATAGAAATGGCATCGTATATAGGTGATTCATTATCGTATTACATCGATGATACTTTAAAAGAATCATTGATGGTATATGCAGAAGACATAAAAAGTGTATTGGCATTATCTCAATATTTGGGATATAGACCAAAAGTAACTTCCCCAGCAATAACAACCTTATCAGTTTATCAATTAGTACCATCGATAGGTATTGGCTTAAATAACATACCAGATTCAAAATATTTTTTAAGAATAAAAGAAGGATTACAATCCATTTCAACAAAAGATGGTATATCATTTAGAACAACGGACGCTATTGATTTTTCGGAAGCAGCTAATAGAGAGATTAGTGTATATCAGAGAGAAGCGATAACTGGTGAACCAAGCTTTTATTTAATTAAAAAATATGTTCAAGTCATATCTGGTGAATTAAAAGAAGCAACTTTTACATTTGGTTCATATTCTCCTTTTGAAAAAATAACATTAAATGATACTGATGTTATACAAATATTAGATGTTAGAGATTCAAATAATAATAAATGGTATGAAGTTCCTTATTTAGCTCAAGAAATGGTTTTTGTAGATGTACCAAATACGGAAGTAAATGACCAAGACTTGTATCAATTTAAAACAACTGTACCATATATTTTAAAAACAATTAAAACACCAAAAAGATTTGTTTCAAAAATAGATGAAGAAAGTAGAACTATAATACAATTTGGTGCGGGGGATTCATCGGCATCGGATGAGCAATTAATTCCAAATCTTAAGAATGTTGGATTGGGTTTACCAAATTCCATAAGTAGATTAGAAGAATCGTTTGACCCAACAAATTTCTTAAAAACAAAAACATATGGCACATCTCCATCAAATACAACTATAACTGTTAAGTATTTAGTTGGTGGTGGTGTTAAATCAAATGTGTCAACTGGACAATTAACTAGAATTGATAAGATAGAATTCGAAGAAGATACACAGGCATTAAGTGATGGTGATAGAGCAATATATAGTGCAACTAAAAATTCGGTTGCAATTGATAATGAAGTTACTGCAGGTGGTGGTAGAGGTGGCGAGACCGTTGAAGAAATTAGACAAAATGCATTAGCAAATTTTGGTTCTCAAAATAGAGCAGTAACTGCCAAAGATTATCAAGTAAGAGTATTATCTATGCCAGCAAAATTTGGAGCGGTTGCAAAGGCGTATGCTGTAGCAGATGGTACGATAGATAATAATTCACCAGCATCTATTTTAGCATCTCCTAATAATTTACAAGAGTTTACCGATTTGGTAATGGGATTTGTTAATATGCCAGATAGTCAGGAACCTTCTGAACAATCGGTTAAAGAAGATATTACAAGATATTTGCTTGGAAAAACTTCAAATGAGAACGAAAAAAATAATCCATTTGCAATTAATTTATATTTGTTAGGATATGATTTATTTGGAAAATTAATTCCACTTACACGTGGTATAAAAGAAAATGTTAAGACTTATTTAAATGAATATAGATTATTAACCGATGGTATAAACATTAATGATGGATTTATTATAAACATAG